GCAAGGCCAAGCCTGCACGCAAGCCAATGAAGCACAACCCAGAGGCGAAGTCTCAACCACAGATTAACTTAGGTCAGTCTAAAAAAGGTGGCAGCACTTTGGATCGTGTAATGTCTAAAATTGCAGGCTAATGAGTTGGCGCAAGATTGAAAAGGTTTGGGATGAGGTTCGCTCGGCACAAGAGCCGAAGCGTAACCTATCTAAGCAGCCTAAGAAATCAAAAGAGGTCAAGTTAAGTGTAATGGATGAGCTGACAGATGCTGTTTCTATTGCTTTTGACAATGAGCGTGAAGTTGATTGGTATAAAGAACGTATCCAAGAGATGGAACAATTAGGAGCATCTATTTTCCGCATTCACAATTCAGAGAAAGACACTATGGATTGGAAACAAGCATATACAGACTTAAATGATTTGCGTAAAAAGATTTCTGACACTGCAAAGGATTTAGGTGTAGACTTTGATGCTGTTTCACAAGACTATTCAGAATCTGATGTAGACGAAGCATTTAACATTCTTACTGAATTATCAAACCAAAAAATTGGTTTAAGAATGGCTATTGAGGATGTTCAAAATGAAATAAACAAATTGAATTTCGACTAAATGAAAAAAGGAGTACAAAAATTATGGGCTGATTTGGCTGCGGCTAAGAAGCCTGCCAAACTCAGCAAGCAAGGCAAGGAAGTTAAATTGTCTTTGGTTGATGATGCAGAGAGCGCATTCCGTGACGTAGAAGGTGCATACGGCACAACCTCTTACTTTGCCTACGAAGCTCTTGAAGAGTTGGAAGATAAAATGACTGACATTTATATGCAGGTTGATGACTACATCATCAACAGCGAGATGTCATACTTGCCAGAGGCAGCAGAAAGATTAGGAGACATTCTAAAGAAAATCGAAAGCAGTGCTGACGATCTTGGTTTAGACCCTTCTGATATTTATAGTGATTTTGAGGACGCTAAAGAGATGGTAGATAATGCAGATAACGTTATTGATGACTTGAAACGTGAGTGGAACTCGTCTCGTATCTCTCGTGCGTCAAATTTTGACCTACCATTTTAATAAGTAAATAAACAATTTTTAATAAAAGTATAAGATGGCTACAACTACATCAATTACTACCACTTACGCAGGTGAATTTGCAGGAAAGTACATCTCTGCAGCATTGCTAAGTGCAGATACTATCGAGGGTGGTGGTATCACGGTTAAACCAAATGTGAAATACAAAGAAGTAATGAAGAAAGTATCATCCGATGCTATCGTCAAAAATGCTACTTGTGATTTCTCTGACACTTCAACGCTTACACTTACTGAGCGTATCTTGCAACCTGAAGAGTTCCAAGTGAACCTCGAGCTTTGTAAGAAAGACTTCCGTTCTGATTGGGAAGCAATTCAAATGGGTTACTCTGCATTTGACAACTTGCCTCCTGCATTCTCTGACTTCTTGATTGGCCACGTTGCCTCTAAAGTAGCTGAGAAAATGGAGAACAACATCTGGCAAGGTGTTAACGCAACTGCAGGTGAGTTCGATGGTTTCGAAACTCTATGGGAAGCAGATACTGACGTTGTAGATGTAACAGGTACAACCGTTACAGCTGCTAACGTAATCACTGAAATGGGTAAAGTAGTTGATGCTGTACCTACTACTATCTACGGAAAAGAGGACTTGTACTTGTACGTTTCTTCTAACGTTGCTCGTGCTTACGTTCGTGCGTTGGGTGGTTTCGGTGCTTCAGGTTTGGGAGCTAATGGTTTGAATGGTGAAGGAACTACTTGGTTCAACGGACAGAACTTGGCGTTTGATGGCGTTAAGATTTTTGTTGCTCCAGGTTTGTCTAACAACACTATGGCTGCTGCTCAGAAGTCAAACTTGTTCTTCGGTACAGGATTGCTTTCTGATATGAACGAGGTGAAGTTGCTTGATATGAGCGACCTTGATGGTTCTCAGAACGTTCGTGTTGTGATGCGTTTCACTGCAGGTGTTCAATACGGCATCGGTTCTGAGATTGTTCTTTACAACTAAGAAGCAATTAATTGAATAATTTAAAGGGCAGGTGGGCTAAAGCCTGTCTGCCCTTTTTTAATAAATAGAAAATATGGCGTGTGACATCACAGCGGGACGTGCAGTCCCTTGTAAAGACGTAGTAGGTGGTATTAAAGCTGTTTACTTCGCAAACTATGGAGACATCGGTACTGCGAGCTTAACTAATGACGAGATTACGGATTTAGCATCGAGCTTCACGGTTTACAAGTACGATGTAAAAGGAAACTCTTCATTAGAGCAAGCAATCAACTCATCTCGTGAGAATGGTACTACCTTCTTCGAGCAGACGTTGAACCTTACCTTGACTAAGTTGAGCAAGGAAGATCACAAAGAGATTAAATTGTTGGCTTATGGCCGTCCTCACGTTTTCGTTCAGGACTATAACGATAATTGCTTTGCGGTTGGTTTGGTACACGGAGCAGATGTTGAAGGAGGTACTATCGTAACGGGTGCAGCAATGGGTGACCTATCAGGTTACACTTTGACTTTGGTGGCTCGTGAAGTATTGCCTGCTAACTTCTTGGCAGGAGCTACAGCAGCAGACCCATTTGATGGTCTATCTACTTCTGTAGTAACAATTACTGCAGGTACTAATTCTTAAGAATTTTAGTGTATATTTGATGCCCAAGGGCATAGCACTCTGGTTTGGTTAGAAAGAGGGGAGGCGTTTAAATACGCCCCCCTCTTTTGTTATGTAACAATGTCAGCCCAAATGGGTTAACCTATTATGCATATTGTAACTACATCAGATAGTACCATCTCTTTTTTGCCGAGAGCTTTTGAGACAAGCGTGTCGGTAAAAATCACAGATGAGGAGACTAACAGCTCTACTACACAATCATTGACGGCCACAGAGAACGTCAATTACCTCGTTATAACGCCTTCTTATACATTCAAGGAGGGTAGATACTACACGATACGAGTTACGGGCACAGCAGAGATATATAGAGGGCGTGTATTCTGTACTGACCAAACGGATTATGAGAAGTACACCATAAACCAGGATCAATACGAGCAATACAACTCAGATAATAACGGATATATATACCGATGAGCAACATTAGAATAGTAAACCTCAACAGCTATACTGCGCCTGTCATTCAGGAGAACAACCGAAAGCAGTGGGTTGAATATGGGGAGGGGAATGATTACTACCAATACCTTATCGACAGATACAACGGCTCAGCGACAAACAACGCCATCATCAATGGTGTGTGTGAGCTGATTTATGGTAAGGGTATTGGCGCTACCGATGCTTCCCGTAAGCCTGAGCAATATGCTCAAATGATGTCGATGTTTTCTAAGGACTGCCTCCGCAGGGTAGTCTTTGACTTGAAGGCGCTCGGACAAGCTGCCTTCCAAGTCATTTACAATGACGATAAGAGTGCCATTGCACAGGTTGAGCACTTCCCTATTGAGACCCTCCGTATGGAGAAGATGAATGAGGAAGGTGAGATTGAGGCTTACTACTACTCTAAGGATTGGTCACAGATTCGTAAAAAAGGCTATGAGCCTGAGCGTATCCCTGCCTATGGCTTTGGTGAAGCAGGAGATAAATTAGAAATCTACTGCATCAAGCCCTACAGAGCAGGATACTATTACTACAGCCCTGTAGACTACCAAGGTGCTTTGCCATATGCAGAGCTTGAGGAAGAGGTAGCTAACTACCACATCAACAATATCAAGAACGGCCTTAGTCCTTCTATGTTGATTAACTTCAACAATGGCATCCCTTCTGAGGAGGAGCGTGAGCTTATTGAGAGACGCATCATTGAGAAGTTCTCTGGCACAAGCAACTCAGGTAAGTTCATCCTTGCCTTTAACGACAACAAAGAGATGCAGGCTACTATTGAGCCTGTTCAGTTGAGCGATGCCTCACAGCAGTATGAGTTCCTTTCTGAGGAGTCCTCACAGAAGCTGATGGTAGGCCACCGCATCACCTCTCCTATGCTTTTAGGTATTAAGGACAGCTCAGGGTTGGGGAGTAACGCTGACGAGATTAAGACGGCATCGTTACTCTTCCAAAACACGGTTATCCGTAGCACTCAGGAGATGATTCTTGACGCAATGGATCAACTGCTTGCCTACAATGATATTTCACTACACCTATACTTCAAGACCCTACAGCCTTTAGAGTTCATTGACTACGAAGGCTTAGACCAAGAGACGAAGGAAGAGCAAACGGGGCGTAAGTTTAGCGCTGAAGAGTTCGACCTCGAGGATTTTCTTGAGCAGATAGGTGAAGACGAACCACAAGGATATGAGCTCATTGACTCTGATGACGAGTCTACAGAGGATGAGCCAGAAGATTTTGACGTTGAGAAGTACCTCAACGGCCTTGTGAGCCTATCTGCTAAGGAGGATTCGTCTCAGGATAGTGAGCTGTATAAGGTGCGCTATGCGTATGTAAAGGGAACGAGTAAGACCCCTGAGGGGGAGACTCGTTCATTCTGTCGAACGATGCTAAGAAGCAAGAAGCTCTACCGCAAGGAGGACATTGGTATGATGAGTGCCAGGGGGGTGAACAAGCAGTTTGGCCACAAGGGTAGAAACTATTCTATCTTCAAGTACAAGGGCGGCCCTTCGTGTTATCACAGATGGGAGCGCAGGATATATAAAAAGAAACTTAAGAAAGATGGTGAGCCTTGGGGAGGCGATGCATTGCAGGGTACTAAGTTTGTCAACGTAAACCAAGCTGTAAGAGCGGGGTTTAAGTTGCCACAGAACCCGAAAGAGGTAAGTGTAGCTCCTATTGATATGCCAAGACAAGGGCATCACCCTAACTACGGAAAATAATGGCAAAGGTATTATTCATAAAACGAGAGGACATTGTCCGCAATAGTGCTATAAGTGGAAACTTAGATAGTGACAAGCTCTTGCCTTTTATTGAGATTGCTCAGGAGATTCATATACAGAATTTCTTAGGCACACGCTTGTACGACAAGATACGAAACGACATTATAGGAGGAACGCTTACAGCGGACTATGAAACCTTGTTAGACGATTACATTCAGCCAATGTTGATCCATTATGCTATGACTGAGTATTTACCTCACGCAGCCTATACGATTGCGAACGGGGGTGCATACAAGCACACGAGTGAAGCAAGCGAGTCGATGACTAAGGAGGAGCTTGATTACTTGAGTGAGAAGCACAGAGGCATAGCAGAGCATTATACCCGTAGGTTTATTGATTTTATGGCATTCAATAACAGCACCTACCCTGAGTACAATCAAAGTCAAGATGATGACATATACCCCGACAAAAACGGAGTCTTCAACGGATGGCAGCTCTAAGCATTACAGGCCAAAGAAGGAGAACGTTGAGAAGTTGAAGAAACTGATAAAGAAGATAGAGAAGAATGGCAACTGACGAAAAAGGTTACGGAGCAATATACGGCTCTACTTGGTGGGGTAGTGGTGATGCGTTCACCAACACCATTGGGTGGGGTAGTGCAATGTTCTACATTTTAGACCCTGCTCAACTTCAGAACCGTGCTGTAGCAGACGGAGCTGAACTTGAGGCATTTGAATGTGTAAGTAAAGCATTAAGAAGATTCCCACAGGCTGACTTAGGCCGTCAACTCTTTGATGCGTATGACGCCAGAGTTGAGGCCTTATCAGGATCAACAGAGGCGAGAACCTGTACTATTAACGAATTGAACGAGATATTATGAGTTTATATAAGGATGCATCATTAGCAATGATACCCTCTGCTTACAAGGATGGTAAGTTGTATAGTATTAGACCTACTGATGGTAGTGGAGATTTTACTTTTAGTAGGGGTTCAAATCTTGCTGCTACGAGGGTAGATGTTAATGGCTTAATTGAGAAGGGTAGAGAGAATCTTGTTCCTCATTCTAATACATTCAGTAGTTGGAATGCTACTGCTTTATTAAACACTCCTTCAACAGGAATAACAGGTTACGATGGTAGCAATAATGCTTGGAAAATCATACCTAATACCACAAACACATCTCATAGGGTTTGGTATCCATCTCTTGGTCTTGGTGATTCAGTTTATACTTTTAGCGTGTACGCAAAATCAGGAGGTTATTCGTCAATGTATCTATATTGTAATTCAACAGGTGCAGATTTTGCAGGGTGGTTTGATTTATCAGCAGGAACAACAGGAAGCGGAACAGGTCGCATTGACACGACTATTAGTGATGTAGGAAACGGATGGTATCGTTGTACACTTACAGGTCTTGAGGATATAAGCAGTTTAGAGATGTATGTTGGAGATGGTACAGAATCTATTGTTTTTGCAGGAGATGGTACTTCATCACTCTACATCCAAGACGCTCAATTAGAGCAAGGCTTGGTAGCAACTGACTACATTGAAACAGGAGCATCTACTGCACAAGCAGGTATCTTGGAGGATATGCCTCGCCTTGACTATTCGGGTGGTGCTTCGTGTCCTTCTCTTTTACTTGAGCCTCAAAGAACGAATTTGATGGTTCAAAGCGAATACTTTGGAGATTACAATGTTAAGGCTAATATGTTTTTATACAAAAACAATAATGTATTGTCTCCAGAAGGTGTATATAATGGATGGTATGCTACAAGAAACATAAATACAAGTGGATATGTATTTACAACAAATACCATATTATCTCCAAGCACTACATACACATATAGTATTTGGTTAAAGGCGGCAGATTTAGATGTTTGCGATAGTGTTGTTTTAAGTTTGCATCCAAACACATTTAGTCCAAGTAAAACAAGTAAATTGAGTTTTATTGATGGTACGGCTACTGGAGATGGTATTGTAGAACCATATCCTAATGGATGGTACAGAATATCTTTAACTGGAACTACTGCTTCAAGCATTGGGTATTTTGATTTTGGTTTACAACCTTATTTGAATGGTAGTTCAAATTGGGGAGGTAGTGATGGTGATACTTTATTCTATGCTTATGGACAACAAGTAGAACAAGGCTCTTACCCTACCTCATATATACCAACATATGGTTCAAGTGTAACGAGGTTGGGAGATTTTAGTAGCAATATAGGTGTTTTAGGCACATCATATTCATCAAATGATTTTACCTATTTCATTGAATTTGATTTGTTAGTAGATAGCGCAGATTATACTCCGATGTTATTTGGAGGAGGAAATCAAGCACTTGGTTCATCTTATCAAGGATATTTGCGTATTGGTTTATTTGGAAATAATAGCATTGCTTTGTTTGGTCACGGGGATGTTTTAATGGATTCAGTAATTAGCCCATTGACTAAAGATACGAGATACAAACTTTTAGTAAAAAGAAGCGGCACAAGTATTCAGTTTTATTTGAATGGAGCGCAAATAGGCACAACGGGTACGAGTTCTCTTGATTTCACTTTGCGTTCTGTTGGATGGAGTTATGCCGCTGGTAGTTACAATACATTCGGAAACATTTACCAATTTTTAGGTTTTGAAACCGCCCTAACCGATGCGGAATGTATCGCCTTAACAACTTTATAAGATGAGCGTAGGATTCGTATATAAATGGATTGACTCCTCTAACCAAATGTACTACATAGGAAGCCATAAGGGTTCTCCTAACGATGAGTATGTAGGTAGTGGTATCCAT